CCATATGCGGGCTCACCATCACCCTGTACACTATTGTTTTGCATTAACACTCGCCGCCTACTAATCCGCTTCCGTCTCCTTCGCCGAATGCGAATCCGCTTCCGTCGCCGAATCCTCTCGCACCTCCGTGGCCGTCGCCGTCGCCGTCTCCTTGGCCGAATCCGCCTGCGAATCCGAATCCACCGCCGCTGCCGTCTCCGTATCCGTATCCGAATCCACCGCCGTCTCCGTCTCGGTCTCCGAATGCGAATCCATTGCCGTTGCCGTCGCCATATCCGGGCTCACCATCACCCTGTACGTTTTTATTCATCATCTTCGATGAACTCTGAAAATGTTGCGTCTGCTTTTTCAGTCAAAGGAATAAACTCAATCGCGTTTGTTAAATAAACTTCACCCGTTCTATTGAGTCTGCCCCCTTTTATTCCATTATTTGCGACTGCGCTTAAGCTTAATCCGCCACCTTCCCATTTCCACAGGCGAAGAGCATTTAAGAGACGACACTCGCAGCCATTAATTTCAACGACGTCGCCGATGTGCACGCCTGCGCTATAAGTGCGAACGATGCAACGTCGGTTTAGCATGCTGTGCTGAGAGGGTTTTTGAAACATAGATTTTAACTCCGCGATTTGTTCTAATGTTAACTTATTTATTTTTATCATTTTTTTCCTTTCGAAATAATCTTAGTAACATTGCCTTTTTGTATTTGCTGCTCAAAATCCCTGTTGAATTTGTTTTTCGCTTCGGTTTCGGGTTCGAGTGGAGCCCCGAGCCCAGCGCAGCAGAAAGTTAAGTTCGGTTTGCAAGCAAAGTAGGTGCGAGTATTGGCGACCGCTAATCTCTTTTGTGTTTAAGACATAATCGTATTCTTTAAGAGCCCGCTCGATTGCCTCTGTAACTATAATTATTTCTCGCGGCGAAATATTCACCTCTTAAACATTGCAGCGATTAAATTTTTGCATGCTCTAACTTGCTCAGAAATAACACCGGGCGACTCTTTTTCAAGTAATTTTTTAAGCCCTTCGACTTCGTCCTTCAAGCCAACCCACTTTAGATCGATTTCAGATTTAATCTCTTTCAAAAACTGTTCTCCTTTGGCGGGTAAGCTTTTTCTGCTAAATCTAAAACCGCTAACCGAATGTCGTGTAACGCAGTTTTTATATCAATGTCTGACTCCATCAGCGCCAACAAATCCCTTTGAACTTGCGTTTGTTCAAACTCTATTTCTAACCACTTACGAATCCACTTTTTCAATAGTTACCCCTTCTGTAATTTTTAGCTCTCTTGCCCACGGAAAATAGTCAATTATCCACCGCTCCGGATCTTGAATCATCTCTGTAAAAAACTCTTCGCCGTTTGTTGGCTGAAAGATTATTCTGTTTTCTTCAATTTTGACGCTAACAGAGTCTGAAATTCTAAATCGCTTCAATCTCAACCCGTCCAATTGTACACCGCCAAGATTCTGACGGCTTTCCTCTAAATTTCTCAAGATCCACTCCCTTTAATTCAGGAATTGATTTGTAATTTACTGATCCCACACGATTAGTTTTTTGTATTGTTACCTCTCCGATTTTCATGCGCGCGTGGGTAACAAACGAAAGCATGCGCTTTTTTTCAGTTTCTTCGTGAGTAATAGCGATATCTGCGTTTAGTTTTGAAAGCCTCCAGTCTGCCACTGCTTTTAATAGTTCCGGATCTTTCCCAATTTTAAAATCTTTTTCTGACAGCTCAGGCGGCGTGCGGGATTGTACTAAATCCCAAAAGTTTTTGGCCTTGATAATGTAGTCTTCTAGGTGTTTTGGGTCCGGAGCTACAGATATGCAAACGCCTTCTCCGTCTTTGTAACTATAGTAGTCGCACCGCGTAGCTTGGGAAGCTAAAATCAAATGCTGCACCTGACCGTAATATTTTTTTGGAACCTGCCCGCTCTTTGCCGTTTCGTGATCCTCTTTGCCGGGGCACTTTATTTCTAAAGCGGTTCTAGTCTCTTCATTAAATCCGTCTAAACTCGCTCTAATAAAATCCAGCTCTGGGTGTATAAATAATTTCTCCGGAAATTCCAGCCCGCTCTTTAATTCGTAGCGCGCCCGCGCTATTGGCTCCATTTCTTTCCCTTTTTGCGTCGCCCAGTTCGATTGTTCAATGGTGTGAATACCGCACTTTTCTTCCCATAATTCGTAAAAAGTTTTCCATGGCGATAGGCCGAGAATTACAGCAGCATCGGAACTGCCTATACCTTTAGCACGAAAAGCGTGCCAATCTGAATTTTTTTCTTTAGTCATGACTGTTTGATTGACTATATAATAATCATTCCGTAGTCAATAAATCTTGAAAAATAAACCGGACATTAAAATATTAAAACAATTTTTGGATCTTGGTATAAAAGCGCAAAAAGATTTAGCAGACGAGTTCGATGTGCATACAAATACTGCAAGACAGTGGTTATCTCGCGGAAAACTTCCACGGAATTATAGAAAATTTATTCTGAGTTTTATAAGTACATACAAAGGAAAAAAATCATGAGCTTAAAAGAAAAAATTACAACCGGAATTATAAACAAGCCATTTTTCATTGCCGTTTATGGTCAGGCGGGCATCGGAAAAAGTTCCTTTGGCGCGGCGTTTCCTGAGCCCATTTTTCTTCCGACTGAAGAGGGTACAAATCAGTTAAACGTGGCAAGATTTCCAAAGCCGACAAGCTTTACAGAAGTGATAGAAATGCTAAACGAGCTGCCCTTAACATATAAAACGCTTGTTATAGATTCTTTAGACAGCCTAGAAACGCTTATTTGGCGCGCTTGTGTCGCAGAAGCAAACGACTTTAAAATTAAAACTATTGAAGATTTTGGCTACGGCAAGGGTTATGTAGTCGCGGGTGATAAGTGGAAACAGTTTTTTGATAAACTAAACATTTTAAGAGACTCGATGAATATTGTTTTAATCTGCCACTCGCAATTTAAAACTGTGAATGATCCTTTTCACGCGCAACCGTTCGACCGTAATGATTTAAAATTAAATAAAAGTGCATCTTCTTTAATCAAAGAATCCGTTGACGCTATTTTATTTGCGACATTTGAAGTGCACGTAAAAACTGATAAATCAGGGAAAAGTAAAGCCTTCGGTGACGGTAAACGAATTTTATATACTGAAGGACGCCCCTGGTTCGAAGCTAAAAATAGATATGGCCTTCCCCATTCTATCCCATTTTCTTACGAGTCTTTTATTGATGCGTATAAAAAAGCAGATCCCTCAAACCTGGACGGTCTCATTCAATCGATAAACGCAAAGATTTTATCTCTTGCAAGTTCTGAACATAAAAAAGCAGCTGAAAAGTTTCTTTTAGAAGCTGGAAAAGATTTAAAAAAACTAACATCAGCAAATAACCGGCTTGATATTTTGCTGAATTAACACTTGCTAAGTGAGTTAATCGCATCGCTTAAAGATCTAGCAACAAATGCAATGCCTCCCATTTTTTGATAATGGGATAAGAATCTTTTTTGCTCGTCTGTCACTGTACCAGTGGAATTTTTTACTTCGACGGCAAGTGGTTTGCCTTTGTAAATGCCGATGATATCTGAGATGCCGTTTAGAGATCCGTTAGTTCTTTTTCGCCATCCCTTTCCATCGTGAAATCCGGATTGATTTATTTTAAAAGCAAAGCAATCAACCTGCTGATTTAGCCACGTTAGAATCTGTATCTCTATGTCCGACTCTTTCAATACCCTTTACGCTAAGCCCATACTTTGTATTTTCAAAGATTATATTGAGAGTAGGTTTTAATTTTAATTCCTGCGGCATTTTAGATTGATAGCTTAGCCCAAAATCTTGAAAATACTCTAATCGCTTCAGTAAAACTTTGTTATTCCATTTCATGATGTATTCAGTTTTTGAATAAATCAGGTTTGAAAAATATTCGACCTTATAACAAGGATGACCTTTCATTGTTACGTGGTCAGAGATAATTATTTTAAATATATTTACCCGTATTTCTGGTGATTCGCCATCACCGCTCGATGAAATAATAGCCCTGCTTTCTTCTGGCCTAGAAGATAATACCGTTTCATTTTTCTTAAATTTAAATTTACACTCAGGGCATTCCAAGCTTTGAAGTGGAATAATTAGAAAGCAACCCGGGCATTGCTTGCTTGGCGCTTCAAGTGGTGGGTCTCCTTTTTTTCTTTTAGCTGGTTCTAAAATAATCGGATTATCCAGGGGCCCCAGGCTTTCTATAACCCGGCCATAATCTAAAATCAGCGCATCTTTTTTACCTTCACAAAGTCGAAGTGCCCTTCCTGCGACTTGAATATATAGCGTCGCGGACCTGGTGGGCCTCAATATAACAACGGCATCAAGGGCTGGGTAGTCGTAGCCTTGGGCTATCACAGTAACAAAAACGAGGTGCCGGCAATTTGTGGTCTCAAACTTTTTTTTGTTTTCCGCTCGATCTTTTTTATTCAATTTTGAATGAAGCGTTGTAGCTTCTTCTGGAATTTGTAATCGAACCGCTTCAGCGTGCTCAATGCTAGAACAGAACCATATAATTTTTTTTCTATCCATCGTTTTTAAATAAGCGTCTCGAACTTGCTTAGAAGAATCTTTAACTAGTTTTTCTATATCTTTTTTATCAAAATCTCCAAGCACAGTGCGAAGGTTGGATGTATCGAACCTAAACTCAGAGCCTTTTAATATGGGAGGAACAAGCCATCCCTCCGCAATTCCTTCTTTGATTGATTTTTCATAAGTAATTTTAGAAAAGAATTTTCCAGGACCATAGATTAACCCATTGTTTCTAAAAGGTGTGGCAGTGAATCCAAAAACTTTTGCTGATGAAAATTTGTTTAATAGCTTGGAGTAATAATTGTTTTGATCTTCCCAATTAACTGCATGAACTTCATCTAGAATTATTTGGCTATAGTCTAAATTTTCTTTATTTAAAATAGATTGAATCGTGCCCAAGGTGACGGCCGCGTCGCCTTTGTCTTTTTTTCTAGAGCCACAAAAAATATTTATCTTTGAATCAGGAAGCGCCGCTTTAATTCTTTTTTCAGTTTGATCTAAAAGATCAATTTGATTCAAAATAATAAGAGAGCGCCCAGGATTACGTTTTAAAATCTCAAAAAAGATTTCTGTTTTTCCTGCGGCGCAAAAAAGCACGGCTAACGATGCGCGCTCAGTGTCTGCAAGAAGAGCTTGTACAGCTTCTTCTTGGTAAGGCCTTAGTATCAGAAAGGGATGTCTGCTTCTTCTGAAGTGTCAGTCTGCTTTTCCCACTTTGTTACTACGTTTTTTGCTCCGTACTGAGTGTTGTATTCTGTAGTGACTGAAGCATTAACGATTAGGCCGATTAAATCTTTTGGATCATTTAACCCAGAGTCATCGACATTCGCAGATCTTAAAAAATCTTTTAGTTGCGAGCGCCCGATGTCTTGGGCTTTCTTGGATGGGTTTTCAATATTAAACATGCACCACATTTTTTTTTCGGACCATTGCGGGTTTAAGCAAATAAGGGCGATA